AATCGCCTCAATAGTGTCGAGCTGATTCGACTGGCGCGCGTTGGCGCGGACGATACTGTCCATCGACGTATGTTCCATGATATAATCTCCGCCGCCGCCGCCGCCGCCGTGTGATGCCGACATTGACTGCTGCGGTTGCGGGACATAATTCGGTCGTGCTTGGTCGTCATGTGTAAATGCGTTCGGGTTCATCGGGATATCTCTCGTGGGTATCATCGTCATACCGTTGGCGCTAGCGCGTTGTACGCCATGCATGACTTCATTCATTACGTTTCCGGGGATTTGTGTCGGACCATGCGATGATAACGGGTCGCCGCCTACATTCGGTGAGTAAATAAGTGGCGCACCGCTATTGGCACCCCCACCGCCGCCGCCATAGGCATTACTCGGTGTTTGACTACTTAAAGGGAGGTCATCAATACTGGTTGTGTCACTCATTGATGGAAATACTAAATATGTATATAAAAATGATGATATATACATATGTCAAGAACGAAGACCTGTCATTTTAACGCGTCTCGCGTCGTCCAGCTTGTCTAATTTTATTTCGAAAGTTTCACTTCCTTCTTCCCCGCCTCGCATTTCACCGCCTTTGTCTTATATTCATAACACTTGTCATCCAACTTATACGTGTCTTTCTCTAAATCTTTGAGAGGCGGTGCGCGAAAACTAATACACGACCGGTCCTTACAAACCTTGCGAAAAAGCGATGCGATGCCTAGACCAAGCACAATCGAGATAATAATACGCCCAGTTTCGGTATGAAGCAGTCGCTGGAAACCCATATTATTTATTCGTGGGTGTTACAATAAGTATTCTAATATATACAGATATAAATTCGTGTCGGTCGGCGTCGTCGGCTCCGTTTCACTCCGCTCCGCTCCGCTACTGAACCGGTATCTTTTTGATTTGTCCTTTCGCGCTCGCGCACGACACCTCCTTCGCGTTGAATGAAAAACAATTATCGGCGTTGTCTTTAAATTGGAAATTGCGGATATTGTCGGGGGTCGGATACACGTAGATAATCTTAGGGTTGGGCACCGAGATATAAACGTAGAATAGCCCAATAGAAAGGCTTACGATGAATATCGGAAGGGAAATATGTTTGAATATGTCTAACATTTGCGGTCGTTACTTCGTATATTATATGGTGATAATAATCTTCTATGCTCGTGACACTTGGCTGCTGCTGCTGCTGCTGCTGCTGCTGCTGCTGCTGCTGCTGCTGCTGATGCTACTGGGCAGACGAACCGCCCCTACGGGGCTACTCACTATCCGATTATCCGCAATCCACATGGGCATGATCACTGGCATGTAGAGCTCATGATAGCTATATTTCTTCTGCGTGAGATAGAATTCGCGATCATTATACATCTGGACGAGCGCGCCATCCGCGTTTTCGGCGGTTTCCACTTGTGAATAAACGTACTTCGTCTCTCGCAACTTCATAAATGCCGGCTCAATATCTTGCTGATAAAGCACAAGGATATCATCGATGATGCTACGATTCTTCCATTCTGAGTCGCGGAACTCGGTCATAAATTCCTTAATCTGCGCGACCTTCTCGGAAATAACACGCGTGTGTGTATCTGTATCCTTCTGAATATCATCGTTATCCGTAACACTCAGGTAATATGTGCGAAACTCGGCATACATTTTGAGCTGCTCCTGTAATTTATGCTGAACCGCGTCGAATTGCTCAACGAGCTCGTCTTCGTTTATGAACTGGAATAAAAGGTCGAGCTTCATCCGTATTATTTCGTCCTTGGTCGCGCGGACCTCCTCCAGCGATTCATTCATCAATGTTTCTAAACTTATGTATTTTCCGCGGGCGACTTCGATATGAAATCCGCATGGCTGAGAGATATTTCCGCATATGGCCTTTAGTTTGCCGTCGGTCTCGGTGAAAATCGAGCCGCCTTCCTGCTTACATACAATACATGCGGGTTTGATAATGGCGAGACGTTTGGCTTTTTGCTGAGCGGAAAGGGATTTCCAATTGATAACGGGGTCGTTCATTAGACGTTGGCGCCGTTTTTCAAGCGCGGAATTGTATTTTTCCTTCAAAGAGTAATATCCGTGAATTGCGTCGTTGATTTTATTGCGTTCTTCCTCTGGAATGAGCTGGTATGGGTAGACCATACCGCGGAAATCGTTGGGGTCGGCTGCGCGCTGAAGATGCTTTTTAAGGGCGTCTTCCTGTTTCTTCGTTACTTCCAAGAGCACACGGGTTGCCTTTTTCAGATTATCGCGTGTGTCTTGTGCGCGCCTCTGCTCGGCGATACGAGATGCGGCTGCGCCGCCGCCATATTGTCGCGCACGTTCTTGAATCGCCGCGTGTAAATCTTGATATACTGATGCTTGTGTCGCCATGATATCGGTGTTATACTACTATAATTAGTATAGATAGAATTATGGCGTTGGCTCCGCTCCGCTTCGCTATGCGTAATCACGCTTCCAATAATCCTCATCTGGACTTTTCCAGACTGGTAAATTCGTGAGCATTCCCATCCCATTCCCCGCAGGATGAACACGACAATCCATCGGGATTCCTTTACTTTGAGCGTAATGTGTCGCATTTACCATCTTCAACTTCGAGAGAATATACGCTTGTTGGTCTCGCTTCTTTGCCTCGACTTCTTCATGGGTCGGCTTGCCTTTGTAACGAAGATATAAAAACATGCCTAAACACACGAAAAATGCGATACTCATGATGAAATTGAATGTCCGCGTATGATAATAATCCTTAACTTTATGGCACTGCTCGAGAGATTTGCTTAAGAAATACCGCACGCCGGGTTCGGTTAGAGTGGGTGCGGGGGCGTTATGGTCCATTCTATTATGCGGTTATGCGGTTATGCGGTTATGCGGCTGCTGCTACTATACTATGAAAAAATAAGGAAAGGACGCGAACGCAAGAACGGCGTAACATTCACCAGTATAATAATCGATGTATAATGTAATTACTACAATGGCGGAATTAAGTTCGTCGGTCGCGATTTTATTCTTTTTGGCCGTATTTGCCGCATATTCCTATTATAAATATACCAAAAGCGGTGTATTAAGTGGCGGTATAACATTCCTCTTTTTCCTCGTCCTCATCATCGGCGAGTATTTCATCAATCTTGCGATGTCGAAAGATATATGCGGGTTTGACCAAGAGAAAACCGCGGTAATCGCAACTATATTACCGTGGTTCTTAGTATTGGGGGTTTTAAAAGCGGCGCTTATTGTGTTTCCGGGCTGGCTCTCGCCGTTCAGTAATACATTCGGGTATATATTTGTGTCGGTCGTAACTGATTTGAAAGACGTATTTAACAATATATTGACACCGCAGTTTGATTTGACACCAGCGAAGGCGGGGGCGGCGCAAACTGGAGGCAGCGATGGAGGACTCCAAGACAGCGCAGATGTACCCGCGGATGAAGTGAAGAATAAACGCGATATTGGACGGGCTTTAGAGCAAATTTATACCGACCAGTCTATCCTTCTTAACGAGCTAAATCTTGGCAACCTCGACCGTTTCTGGGACAGTTTCAAAGAGTCGCGTCTCATCCGCCCGTCGGCGAAAGTAGATGACTTGGAGAAAATCCGGAAGTTTTTAATCATGAAATCGGTTGTCGGTGAGTTTGTTTGGTTAGTATTGTGCGGTATGCTTGTTGTTAGTATTAGTTACAATTATTTACTGAATATAGGTTGTTCATTTACGCCCGAGCAACAGAAGATACGCGCACAGGTGCTTAAGGAGAAGCAAGACGATGCGAAGAAGAAGGATGATGCGGTGAAGAATAAAGTGATGACGGTTACGGCTTGAAGCGGAGCGTAGCGACGCTCCGCCCCCTAACTCGCGTCGATGCGGTCGTTCCACCTCCGCGATGCTTCGGTTCCACTCCCTCCACTTCCGCTTGTATCTCTCGCGTTTCGCGTCGACATGTTTTGTTGTGATTTATGAAATCGTAATAAAATAGAGGGGGGGGCTACGAGCGGAGCGAGAGGGAGTGGAACCGAAGCATCGCGGAGGTGGAACGACTGGAGCGACGCGAGACAGGGTGAGAACGAAGAGTGTGGAACCGAAGCATCGCGGAGGTGGAACGACCGGAGTTTGAACTACACGAACACCCTCATCGCCGGCCGCGAGATATAAAAAACTGTTAAATATGAGAGAATTCCTAATATAATCGCCACCAACCAAATCGGCAGAACCGTTTTACTCGAATAACCGATGCCGAACTCCCGCAGACTGCCGTCTTCATTGTACAGGAACGACGGATTCATGTATTGAACCAGCATAAATACAACGACGTATAACAAAATCGCCGCTCCTGCTAAATTATTCCGAATCATGTTTTTGAATGCGTTCATCGTCCTTATATTGTAATACTACTAGTATATTACAATATTACTTTTATTCCATATTTTATTGTAAGTAAACTATATAAATTGTAAGTAAACTATATAAAATATGGAAATGAAGACAATACATATACAACATCCTATGTTGGTGCTTTTATTTTTATGTCTAGGTGTGATACCTCATGAGTCTTTTACAACCGACGCCGCCAAAATCTGTCGTTCTACTTCTATCCCATTCCATACTTGGGTACAAATGGACTTTTCTTGCGCACAAGCTACCAACTGCGGTAGTCGGACACCATTTACACAATGGAGAGATATTGGATATGAGAATGGAAATGGAGGCAGTTTGAGAGACGAATCAACTAACCCAGGTGGAGTTTATAGATGCAGTTCTTGGTTTGTTGGAGAGTTACAAGGTAGAGTTGCCCAAGCGGCTTCTGCGCGTCAAGAACGTTCCGCCATTGCCGCATTAGTAAATGCCGGATGGAGTACTGCGCAATATGGTCTCATATCTGGCGGACTTACATCCATTACTTGTAATCCGACCACTTGGTCTTGGCTACCTCGAAATGGTCGTAATAATGTATGTTGGACCTTTACTTGCGCTTATTCTACTTATCTATACCAAGTCCTTGGCGTACGCCCGAGGGTAGATGATAAGTATGAAGTCACAATTCGAAATCAAGCAGAAATCCCACAAGAATGGACATGCAAACCAGAGCAATACGGCACGGCCGACGGTTGTCAGTGTAACTGTGGCGCATTTGATCCTGATTGTAATCCATTTGAGGCGGTATCACTCGGATGCCCTAATCATGATGATATATGTATTCCGGGGCTACAGAATGAACCGATTTGTGCGTTGCGACACCAAGTTCTTAGCGAACGCAAGTTACTACAAATTCAGGCTGGAGTAGCCGTTCATCACCCCCAATTTTATTTCTCAAATGACACGGATATCGATGGTGCTCCTTGGGGCAATTATAGCAATACATATACCCGAAGTATTATACCCGCAACATGGAGATGCAATCCTCTTTTTTATGGTTCGAAAGATGGATGTGATTGCGAATGTGGAGCATGGGATCCCGATTGTGACACTACGACATATTCAGAACAAAGAGTATTCAATTGCGACACCAGTAATAATCAGGTTCGATGCGTTATGTCCAAAACTACAACTACACCGTCGGAACCGGTTTGTTTGTATGACCGTATGGCTGCTGCTGCTGCTATTGAAGCAGGATACCCCTATCCCGACACTTCAAGCACGCAGGTTTCTACAACAACAATTATCGCTGCGGCGGTCGGGACGACAATTGGAGCTGTCATTATTGTAAGTGTCATAGCATATTTCATTATACATAAGAGACGTGTCACGCAACGAATTGCGCTTTTACAACCGTTGTAATACTTTATTCATCTTCTGCGTCGTCTTCGTCCGCGTCTTTCTTCGCCTTCTTTTTCTTGGTTTCTTTTTTCTTCTTCTTTTTCGGTTTCTCTTCTTCATCGCCGCCACCGGCGTCTTCGCCGCTACCACTCACCACCTCTTCAAGCTTCTTATAAATAGCAATCCAGTGCTTACATAAGCAAGTAAGGTAATTAGCTAGCTTCTTCGCGCCAGCATCTTTGATTTTATTAGATTTACCTACATCATTAAGAAGTTTTAATAAAACATTCCCGCCAGAAATAATTGGCTTAGTAAGTTCTGAACTTATGTTTATTGCGTCAATTTTTATTTTTTGTCGCTTACTTTTGTCTGGGTTATTTACTTGGTTATACATTCCTAGGGAAATTTCATAAAAAGAATTTGAATTTTTTTTCCCATCATCATCTTCTTTCATTTTTTCCGCCTCTTTAAAAAATACACCAATAAATTCTTGAATACTCTTTTTCTCATCTTCATTATTTGAATTTCCCAACTGATCATACGGCCAATATTTATCCGCAACTTTCTTGATTTTATTCATTTCTTTTTCTAAACTCCCACCGAGGTCGTCTTTGACGATTTTCGGTGCTGTAAAACCCAGTTTCGCGCACTCTTTGTCGCCTGCCTTTCCGCCACTGAACCCTTCGCTATCACCGTTCCGGTCCCCGAATATCAGAGTCCCCGCGACAACCACGACAAACGCCGCGAATATCGTGAAA